AAATCGTAAAGAAACTAATAAAAATATCTAAGGACATTGAAGTGATTTACATCACAGGCAATCACGATGAATTTTTACGTTCTATACCTAACGTTAGCATTGGTAATGTCCCAGTATATAACAGATACGATCATATTGGTGTAGACGGTAAAAAGTACTTGGTAACGCATGGTGATATGTTTGATCATTTAATGAGAACTCGGTCTGGTCGTTGGGTAATGCGTATGGGTGATGTTGCGTATGACGGGTTAATTTATTTGAACCGGTTTGTAAATGGTATTAGAAAAATGTTTAACATGCAGCCATGGAGTTTAGCCAAATACTTAAAAAGAAAAGCCAAAGTAGCTGCTAGTTATATAGGTGATTTTGAAATAGAAATGATTAGATATTGTGTGAAACAAGGATATGACGGTATTATTTGTGGACATATACATCACGCCACTATCAGAGAGATAAATGGCGTAAAGTATATGAATGACGGTGATTGGTGTGAAAGTTGTACTGCGTTAATAGAGAATAAACTAGGTGAGTTTAGTATTATCCAATACTAAAATCTTCCATACCAGCTACTCTAAGCTTTACTAAGTTACTTAATTGCCATTGTTTAGAGTCCAAACCTTTCATGATGCTAAGATACCGATTTCGCAAAAGAGCCACTGAATTTATCAAAGATTCATAGTCAGTTACTTCATCTTCTCCATCGGTATACTTTTCAGCATCGCGTGAAGTTAATGCACGATTGTATGCTTCTAAATACTTTTGAAAATGCTTTCTTCTTATCTTTCTTAATTGGATATTAAGATAGTTAAGCACAGCTTCTATTTCTTGAAGTTGTGAAAAGTATTGCTCAGTAATGCCGGGTAGTGCGGCAATGCTTCTTTCAACATTGCCTGACACCCTTACTACTTTTCTAGCCTCTACTAGTTCTGCTTCATAATGATCTATAAAGTCAGGTAGTTTAGAAAGGTCATTAGTTACGCGATTATACCAAGTCATCAATAATCATCGTCATTTTCATCATCATAGTCATAGTCTTCGTAACCATCATCTTCTTCATCTTCGTCTTCGTCTACATCACTTACATCATCATGTAAGCCTAAGGCGTTGATAATGTTGCCATCTTTTTTAAATGCTCTTTTCAAGTCTTTGGGGTCAAAGTCATTATCAATCAATACATTTACAAACGTATCTGCTGCTTCAGGTCTATCTGAAGTTGCAAATAATGGCTTCATTGCAGCCCATATTTCAGTAACAAGTTCTAAACTCATATATGCTCCTTTAAGTTTTTGTTATTTAATACGGCTATTTACTCTTCGTCAATTAATTCGACGGGAGTTTCAATTTTTCTATCGTGAAATTCATTCATAACTGTATCTAGACAATTATCATCGTTACGTTCCCATCCTTTGCGAAACTTTTTAATAACTGTTCCATCTATAGTTTTGTATACTAATGAATTACCTTCTTTAGATAATATGCTTTTTGCTTCAAACATATCAGTCAATCCAGAATAGGGACTCATTCCCGTGTCGTATGGGATTTTAACTTGAACGCTTTCAAAAGGCTTAGCATAACGAGTTTTCATGATTTTACATGCGGCTCTAATACCTCTGACTTCGGTGATCTTGTTACCATCTTCGTCTTCTTTTAGTTTTAGCTTTTTCATTGCTACAACAATAGAACTTGCGTAGATAAATCCTTGACCACCAGAAATTTTATCATCTGGGTCAAACATGTCTTGACTTGCGTAAGTATGATTAGTTGCGATCAATCCAACGTTTTGAGAACCAAACATATTTACACAGTTGCGAACTAGTGCTGTAAGTGCTTTGGGCTTACGACCCATATCACCTTTCATATCACCTGCTTCAAACTGATTAACATCAGTAGGGGTCATTAGCATACCAAGTGAGTCAATGATAAACAATACTTTTGGTTTGTTTTCTTCTGGCATTGCTTTGTATGACTTCATGAATTCTGATATAGTTTTAGCTACATCGTCAATCATGGCCATATTAAGTTTTAAAAGTTTACTTTCACTAGTATCCACACCAAGAGCATGAAGCCAAGATTCGTCTAATGCGTTTTCTGAGTCAACTAAGACTACAAAGATTCCTTGTTCTTGTGCGTGACGAACTAAGTTCCCGGAACAAATAAAACTTTTTCCAGCTCCACTTTCGCCTGCAAATACTGTAACTTTACCAAGAGGAACTCCCTTTTTAAAGTCACTAGAAATCAAATAGTTTAAAGCATAGTTTCCAGTACTGATCCAATCAGTAGGATCATTGAAACCAATGCTTAGGCCTTCAATAGATTTAGTAATATCCTTTCTGAATTTAGAAAGGTCAAATGGTTTTGTCATGTATTCTCCAATTTATTTTAACACTCTAATTTTAGCAGGTTGAGCATGATTGTCAAGATATTCAGGACAAGCTTCTGCGATATGGTTTAATTCTGTTTCTAGAGGAAAGTGTTTGAGTAAATCTCTTGCCCTATCTCTAACAGACCCTGGTACCCTAGGTGTTTTACCTGGATCACAAAGTTCTTCCATAAATTTTCTACACTGCTTTAATGCGCGATATCTTTGATCAGGCATTGTCATAATTAATCCTCCTAAAAGATAAGAGGGGATATTACTCCCCTCTTTACAGGATTTTAAACCTGATTACCTTGACGAGCGCGGATCTTAGCTAAGATATCCTGTGCTTTATCACTTGAAACAGCAGGAGCAGTAACTCTTACTGGTTCATCTGGTTCAAAAGGAAGATCATCATCTACACTTGCTGCTGGAGTTGTTGCTGGTGCAGCAGTTGGAGCAGTTGAGCCAGCGGGAGCTTCTAAACCATATGGTCTAAAGTATTGACCCCAACGCTCATTATCAAACGGCATGCCATCAACTGAAGCATCAAACATTTCTTTCATGATCGCAAGTTCTGCTTGTGTTGGCTTCTTGGGCAAGAAGTCTGACAAGTTAAACAAGCCATGTGCGTCAATTGCTGCTTGTTCTACTTCAGTTAGAGCAGTTTCTTTTCTAGCCCAGTTTGAAGTAGAATAATCTGCGTATCCGCCTTTAGAAGTCTTACGAACAACAAAGTCAAGACCGCGAGTAAAGTGAGTTGGCAACTCTTCCATTTCAGGATCCATCAAACCAGTTTTGATGATAGGGATAAGTTGCGGACTGATGATAAATCTACGAATTGGATTCGCAGGAGTAGTATCATCGCCCATTGGATTCTGACGAACAAAACCTTGGAAAAGATAAGAACGCTTTTTCCAGTACTTGTTTGCCATTTCTTTTAATGATTCATCTTTATACCAAGGACGAACTTCTGCTAGAATAGGACAGCTTTCACCGTACATTTCCATACATGGTACTTTTACAGTAACTTGTTTTACATTAGGTTCACCTTTCACACCATTGAAAGAAAGATTGATGATTTGACGTTCTACCCAGAAAAATTCATTCTGTTTGTTACCGTCAGGAAGAAAACGAATAGTAGCTGTAGTACCTTCGCCCATGTTCCAATGGGGATAAATTGCGTTGTCTGATGAATTGGATGATTTTTGTTGCTTGTTTTCTTGCTGAGCAAGTTTTGCTCTGATTTCTGCTAACGAGGGCATGAGTTGGTCTCCTATAATTGCCTTAAGTTGGTCTTTGGGTACTGCTCTTATTCGTTAGATACCTTTATCTAACTAACATAAACAATGATACTTCTTGTCGGTGTTTATGTCAATAGTATTTATACCCAGTAAAAGGAAACCGCACAATAAAGTGCGGTTTTTGAACAACTTATTTACCCTTTTATTTTATTAATTTTTTAATAAAATCTAAGTCTTCTTGACCTTCATCCAGCTTAGATAATATTTCTATTGTTGGTTCACCTAGCTTATTCTTTGGTCCTTTCTTTACGTTGTCCTTACCGTATTTTTTAACAGCTTCATCGTAATCCATGTTGCTGAATTTCCATTTTTTTTCAGCTTCACTTTCTTTATCTTCAACTGATTCACACGCGCCAACCAATTTACCAACAGCGCCTTCTTTGCCTACTTTTTCAGTTGGTCCAAGTTGGCCTACACGCTTTTGATCAGCATCTAAGTCTTCTTCAACTTGATCTTGTTTCAGATTAGTTTTGGCTTTTCTCCAATCTCCGTCTTTGTGTTGTGCTTTTAGTTTAGCTAAAAATGCTTCTGCTTCTTCTTTGGTTCCTTTTGAAGTTGCGAAATATCTGCTTTTATCTACATATTTGTTAAACACTGCGTATGTATCAGGATCTTTAAGTTTCTTGACTATATATGATTCATCTACCTTTTCTATACCTTCAGACATATCACGAGTGCCACGAGCCGACAATTCCTCATTCATATCTCTCAATGCTTCTAATGCTTCTTTTTCTGAATCCATTCCTTCATAACCGCGATCAGCATTATAATGGAAACATCCCCATGATCCATCTTCGTATTCTAGAGGATAAATCTCACCTACTTTTCTGCCTTTTTTAGTTTTTATTACTCTTGCATTAGGGTATATTGTTTTGTTATCTAAATCTTCTTCAACATCACAACTGCCTTCCGCCACACCTTGCTCAACAATCTTATCAGCCCACTCTGCTAACTCAGAAACTTCTTTCACAGTAGTTGTAGCTTTGTTTTTATTCAGTCTAGCTAAGATTGGCATTACTGACTCAATTCTTGGATCAACTGTTTCTTGAACAAACAGTTCATTAATCGTGTTATCACTGTTAGCAACTATACTTTTTAACTGTTGACGATCACTTGAACTATTCAATTCATCTGCGAAATCAATGATTTCTTTTTTCATAACTGAAATATTTGGATTCTTGATTATGTTGCGTAGCCATGATGCATAATGCGGATCATTTCCGATATCTGACTTGTCTAAGAAATCATTTATTTTACTAACAATATCGCCGCCTGTATCATCTTCCATCAGAGCAGGAGTCCACGATTCAAAGTACATGTTGTACCCTCTATGACCGCGTAACTTGCCTAGTGTTTCGCGCAATGATTGGTAATGATTAACACCTTCACTTACTAACTGTTGTGCTGATTCCATGAACTGTTTGTTTTTTGTAGCACGAACAAATCCAGCCATTTTACTGTATTCTTCGCACAGTGCTTTAACGTGATTCCAACGTTCATCATTTGGTACGCCGCCTTCAGCAATATGTCTAGCATACACTTGTGCGATACCTGGACGAGTAGTTGGTGCTAAAAATCTTTCACCATCTTGGTTTTCTAAAAAGATTTTAGCGATATTCCTATAACGCTGCTCGCCTTCTTCAATTTGTCTGTTGTGCTGAAGAATAATTTTAACAGCAGGAATGTTATCGTTGTAGCTGGCTTTTTTGCCCATTGAATGATAACCTTCATTCATCTTTTCTTTCTTTTTCACATAATCTCGTTGTGCCATATCATCACCTAATTCGTCTTTGTTTCGTAATTCAAACGTAAGTTGTTTGTTCATGGACCATTGCTTTAAATGTCTTTTTAATCCAGACCATGAGTCATCATAATCTAATCCAGATGATTTTCCTGACGGGCTTTCTTCTTGTTCGTTGCTGTAATATAAAACAACATTGCTAGCCTCGTCTATTGTAACCCATGCATCACCATAATCTTTACCATCTTTAGTAAAGGTAAAATTAAACACTTCTGCATCTTCGGGTTGAGTGCGCTGATTCTTAGCGTCTTTTGGAACTGGTTTATAACCTCTAGTTCTTAAAAGTCTATAAAGGTCTGTATTAAATGATTCTTGGTCAATTGCCATGGTAGTATCCCTAACTTATATAGTATTTATCTTAGATGTTAACTAATGACAGCAAAGAAAGGTAAGGGCTGAATTACTTCATCGTGGTCTCGGATTTGATTTTCCAAGTCATAATGGTAATCACCCAATTGCTGTAATATTCTAACTATAAGTAAAGAAGACATAACCAAGTCATCGGTATCGCCCACTTTAGCCGCATAACTGCCACCATGTGCTATAAAAGCTTTTAATTCAGAAATCAAACTTCTACTATTAATGTGCATTCTTTTACTTTCTACTAAAGTTTTAAATTTAGCACATGCTGCTAGTTTTGTTTTATTTGTAGTATTAAAACCTTTTCTTTTCTTTCCTGGTTCGCTAATAAAAACACCGGGAATATTTGCTTCACCATATTCATTTAATGATACTAACGCTGCTTCTCCTATTGAATTGTTTTCAATAGAATAGTAAATGTTATTTGGTTCATTTGTTATATCTGCGATATACTTGTTGATTTGTGCTAACAGTTTTATTTGGCTAGGAATATCTGTTTTATTATGTTTCCATTCGCCTATTTGTTTAGTAGTATTTGCTTCAAAAATTTGTATTGCTGCTGGATCACTGCCTGTTCCTAACGATGGGTCTAAAGCAACTGCGTATATCATGCCTTTTTTTGGCTCTTCATACCATCTAACTTGTCCCATTCTGTTAATAGGTTCTATACCAGATAGTTCTATCAATGTGCTGGGATTTATTAATGTTTCGTCTGCGATTAAAAATTCAAGTCCCATTTCTCTGCGAAATCTGTCATCGCCCAACTGCGCTCGCATTTTATCAGCCCAAGCTTGATCGCGTTCTGGGTGTCTGCGCCAATCTGCTTTAAATGCTTTAAATCCGTTCACACCTACATCAGTTGCGTTGCCATATGCGTCTTCACATTTGTTAGCACCTTTCCAAATTAAAGCAAACTGATCTTCGTCACTATTGGGAGTAGAAGTAATAATAGCTTTACCACCAGTTGCTAGTGTTGGTGTAATAGAAGTCCAGAATAATTCTGCAATTGACGGACGAACAAACGCAAATTCATCCAAATAAAGTAATGTGATAGACATACCACGACCTGTGTTTTCAGTCGTAGTTGCTGAAACAATTCTTGAACCGTTTTCAAAGTCTAATGAGCCTTTGTTATAAGTGGTTACTCCTGCTTTAATATGCATAGGACAATTTTCATACGCATATCTAATACGCTGCATGATTTCTTGTGCACCTGCATATTTGTGTGCTGCAATTAAAATAGTAGAGTCTGGTATAAACATTGCATACCATAACAAATATCCCGCAGCGGTCGTAGTTTTACCTAACTGTCTTGATAATAGATTTACCGAGAAACGATGGTTGTGATAGTTTTCAGCTAGTTCTACTTGATAATCCCATGGCTTATATAACATGCTACCTTTAGTAGGATGTTGAATATAAAAGAAATGACTCATGAAATATGCGTAGCCTGTTTGCGGATCGCAACAAGCTATAAAGTCATCAAGTTCTTGCTCAGTAGCAAAGTGAGTTTTTACATATGGATCTTTAACAAAGGTTTGTTGATTTTTCATAATAGTATTTAGTTTGGGTAGGTACTCAATTTACTATTTAATTACACCGGAGTCACAGTAACAATAATACTCGGGCTTGCTGGATATCCAACTATGGCATTTCCTGCTATGGTTGGAAAGCTAAAAACAGTTGCACTAGCTGCGTAGGCTATTTCATAATAGTCGCCTGCGGTTGCGTTGGCAAGAATATTCCAGCTTTGAACTACTTGAAGATTTTGATCTAATGTAATAAAGCCTGCTGTACTAGGAACGGCTGTGCCATTTTTCTTAAACCATATATATGCTGAGGCAGTGGTACCGCCGCCAAGAGCCTTGTCAACTTGTGCGCTGAATTGAATATTGTACAGTCCAGTTTGATTGATGATAATGCGACTATTACTAGCGCCTGTTCCTAACGCTACATTGCTATTTGCGTCGGCGTTGTTGAATGAAAAAAGATATTCAGTGTTGGTACTTGCTACAGTTTGTGAGACATTACTCCAAAATTGTCCAAGTGCTGTAGCACCACTACCCTGAGTAGTCCAACTTAAATTACCAGCACCATCGGTGGTCAACGATTGTCCCGCGCTGCCGCCAGTGATTTTGACATTGGCATTTGAACTTAGATTGCTGATGCCAGATATTGTTATATTGCCGCCACTGATGTTTCCAGTAACATCGATACCGGTACCTGATACAACCACATTTGCAGTACCACCAAATAGATTGCCACCTGAATTGTATTGGATAGCTCCCACCGGTCCAGCTGGTTCTGAATTGCCGGAACCACCACCTATGACTAAAAGGTTCAAGTTGCCATTAGTATTACCAATGTATACATCGTTGTTGTTAAGATTAACTACAATTTCACCGGGACGAGCATTACCATCGTAGTTAGCGATAGTCTCTTCCTGATTGTCTTTCATTATTGTTCTGGTAATACCAGTAATGTTTGCATACGGTGGGGGTGGGTTAGCCATAAAAAAATACTCTTAGTTAAAGTATTTATCTTATACTTCGTATTAATCTTTATCAGTTTCTTCTTGACTTGTTTTGTATTGCCATTCGTCTGAATGAGCTACATTCCACTTAGGTGAAGTTTCTACTTTGTAGTTTTTAGAACATGCTTTGAAATCAGGTGTTTTCTTGTTTTCTAACACCAAACTTGAATCATGCCAAATAATTCTATTGTTTGGCTGTGCAGCAAACTGCCCATTATCTAGTTTTATAATGTTAAAACTTTTATGCTCAGGATCGTGCTCGGAAAAATTTTGATTTAATATATTACGATCTGGATGACATGTATCTATAGTGAAAACATATTCACCGGGATGCATTTTACGATCTTTACCAAAGATTTCACACCTGCTTAACAAAGGTTTTTTAATAACAGTTATATGGTAGTCAAAACAATCCCATAGTTGTAAAGTATCTAAACTAAGATCATAATCCAAATCTGTTTTCCAAACAAAAGCACTAATAGGTAATTTATCATATAAAGCTCCGTATTCAGTAAGCAAGGTTTCAAAATACAAAGCTTTACCTTCTATACTTTTTACTGACACCCAAACTCCCGGAGTGTATTCACCTAAGCCTTTTTCACCATCATAAAGATATTCTTTTCTAACCATAACGGGAATTAAAGGTAAATTGTGAACTAAAAATGCCATTTATCTAATGTCCAGGGGTTTTGACTTAGTAGCTAACACACAGTAATATTTTTCACGTACTGCTTGTGTTTCACCATTCTCTCCACTAGGTACATTCAAGTCAAATTCTAAGTTATTAAACTTGTCAATAGTAAAGCCAGCTCTAATTAATAATGCGGCTAGTTGGTTGTGTCCCAAAATACTATAATGATTTAAGTTCATTTCATGTTTGCGATCACAATCAGGAGCAGGTACTTCAATATAAATCTTGCTACCTTGTTTTAAAACACGATTGTATTCCATTAATGAAAAGATGGGATAGGGTGAATGTTCTAGTGCATGACGTAAGAATATAAAATCTACGCTTTCGTCATAATACCCATCTTGTTGTGGTAAGAATGATAAATCGTATTTCTTTACAGTATGCCCTTTCTTTTCACAAATTTCAATATCACCGGGACTTAAAGTAACTCCTATTGCTTTAGTGTATCCACGAGTTTTCATTTCATCTAAAAAGTATCCAGGACCACAACCCAAATCCAAGATATTAGCATCTTTAGCAAGTTCTAACGGATCAATATAAGTAGTTACTACTTGAGCAGTAAGTTGTTTATGGAACTCACTATCGCCTTCATCATATATGTGCGCTTGATAAAGGTACTCGTTCATCATTTTAAGCTTTAGTAAGTCTAGAGTGTTATTAATGTCAATCATGTTTTTCATAAAAAATCCTGTGTATAAGTATGATTACTTATTCTAAGAACTTATAACTGAATTATTTTTCTTAGCTTCTCGCTCTGTATTGTAAATACCTTGCCATTTCTTAGCTAAAAACTGTACTAACTGAGATACAGTAGTTAATTTGTTTTTATTCATAAAGTTAATGATTTTTACCACATGATCACGATCTATTCCAGAATCGGGTTTTCTAGCATTACTCATTGAATTAGCTAAACCTCTAATAGAGTCATCCAATCTATTGATATCAGTAAACACCAAGCTATACCAAATTTCTCTAGCCTTGGTGCCTAACTGATCTACCTTATTAGCAGACATTACTTCTATCCACGGATATAAGTATCCTTTATATGTAGATTTATTTGCCAAGTTTACTTTGCTAATATCTTCTTTACCAGTTAGTAAAGAAACATCACCTAAATTTCTTTTGTCAAAATTTAACCAAGCAGTCGCATCAGTATAAAAATAAGCAGGTATATTTTGTTTTTTTGCTAATATTAAAATTTGTCTAGCTCTAGCTTTGACTGAATCAGTTACTGGGGTAGTACCTTGACCAACTAATACATGAATTTCTTTTACACCACCTATGCTCATTGTAGGTTCTTTACTAAAAATCCTATCTTCAGCTTCACTGCTTCCAGTTGCCGCAGTTCTCATTGGATTACGATCTTGATAATAATCAACAGATGCAGCTTTATAGTGTCTGTTATACCAATCACCATTTAATACAAACAACACCCCTTGCCTACCTAAACTATTTGTATGATAGCCACCACGTCTAGTTCTAGTTGTACTTAAAAAGTATGGATAACCTTTGGGAGCATATTGTTGCTCAAAAGATCCCATTGCGCTAGTTAATTCAAAATTACCAGTACTAAGTATATTTCTCGCTGGAAGTAAAGAAGTATAATGATAAACTACAGAACTAGCTCGTTCATTTATTAACTCTTTAGCTCTCACTTTTTGTATCCCTTGAAAGGTTTTACTGGACTTTGTTTATTAGCAGAATCTAGTTCTTTGCTTTTGATATCGCCTTTGTTTAAATCTTTAAAACGAATGCCAGCAGCTTTGTAAGCTTGCTTTAACATGTCTTCTTCTTCTTTTGTGTATGCATGTGCTGTATTAAACTTACCAGCCCATGATTCTTGATCCATTTCAGGAACAAAAGTTCCGTCAGTGCAAGCCGCTGCCATCATAACTCTGTTTAAGTCATATACTCTGTCATAATTGGTATCAGCAAAAACATGTAATCCTCTAGTAGACTCTTGCTGTCTTTTAGATAGTTTACCTGCTTTGTTTTCTTTTATAAACTCTTTGGCTCTCACTTTTTATATCCTTTAAACGGCTTTATAGGTGAATTTTTATAAGTGTCATTAAATTCATTACTATTTGCTGTGCTAACTGCTTTCTTGCCTGATTTGTTTACTTTTTTAAGAGCAGAGTCAATTACTTTCCCTACATTTGGATCAAGTGAACTTACGATTTGATGTTCTCCCCAACTGCTTTCAGCTTTAAACTTTGGAATTATTGAATTGTGTACATTATCGTTACCTGATTCACCTCGTACTGCTGCTATAGCTACACCAAATCTATACAAATCATAAAAGTCTGAATTTTTTAAATCAGGAATAATAAAAGTGTTAGGTAAAGACAGTGCGACAACTTCAAGACTATCGTGAACTTTAGACAAGGATGATTCTGTAATGAACTCTTTAGCTCTCATATTATTCCGTAGTAATGTTTAAATTAGATTCAGTACTCATTACAGAATCAGCAACATATCCATCTAGTTCTAATAATAATGAAACATCATTAACATCAATATATGATACAGATGAAGCTATAAAATGCTGAATTACTGCGTTGGCTAATGGAGTTGTTAAAATTCTTACATTGCCGCTTGATACGTCCATATCATAAGTTGCTACAGCGTTTCCGTTAAAAGTAGTAGCATATCCAGTCCATTTTACTTGTGTTAGGTTATTCAATATTTGAGCAGATATGGTAATATTTTGACTGTCATTATTGCTAGGGTTACCTGATCTAATTTGAAATTTACCTTGAGTAAACTCAGTAACTGGTGTTTCCCAAATTACTTGATTGGCACTAGTACCTGAAGTAATTGACTCTAGTGTATTAGTAGTAGTTGCAAATAGATTAGAAAAGTTATTGTTAATTTTTCCAAACGCAACTCGTAACGGATCACCCTCACCATCGTTAGGTAATGTACCAATATTAATAATTTCTTGTGCCATGCTAATCTTCCAATGTTATTATATATTTATCTTTTTAGAGTATAGCTTTAGCTACTTTTGCAGCTTTAATCATAGCATCATATAAGTCTTGTTTCTTTTGTAAATCTTTAGCATTGCTAGAAATAGCAGATTCCAAATTTAATCCATTGATTAAAGTAGCATATTCTTTGTCTGTTAGTTTTCCAGACTCATGTAGTTTTTGTATGTCGTTAAACTTCTTTTCTAAGTCATTTATATTCATCTTGGTTTATCTCCTAATACTTGCTGAATTGTTGTTGCTGATGCAATTATTTGTTCTAAACTGAGTTCACAAAAAGCTTGTGATACTTGATCGTTAGTAGCATATAATTCTACACCTTGGTCTACTAATTGATATAAATCATTAGATAATTCATGTGTATCTTGGTTTCTTCTTAGATATTGTGTATAGTTTTTAAATTCTAATGATCCACTGTAAAGAGTAACAAAGTTTTGTTTAGACAATTCGTTATCATCACACGTTTCTACTGACAGTTCAGCAGTGGTTCTTATCCAATTGATTAGTTCATATTCATTGGTATCGTATTTTGCTACTAAAAAAGAGTTAAATGTGCTGCATCCCGGCAGCAACAATAGTGCTATAACAATTAATATATTTTTCATATTAGTTTCCTATACTTGGTATTAGTCTTCTAAAGAAACTACGATCCTCTACTGATTCAGGAACTGCGGGTTCTATAGTTTCATTGTTTGATTGTTCTATTTCTAACTGAGTATTTTGTTGTTTTTGGTTTTCTTCTAACCATCCTGAAGGCCCTTTTGGTTTAGTAGCTTCACGGTAATACTTTATGATTTCAGCTTGCTGTCTAATATATCTACGCATTTCTTGAAAGTTATATGCCATGTTTTCATAACTTTGCGGAGTCATACCAAATACAACAAAATCTGCTCCAGTAAAACTTTTTACTTCTGAAATCTTATCTTGTAGATTGGATTCAGTTAATACAAACCATTGAACATCATCTAATTGAATTTCGGGAGGAAGAGGAGGTTGATAAATTTCTAATTGTACTGTTTCTGTAATTACTTTTACAGGGGGCAACGGTAAAGGTTCGGGAGTGCTAGGACGTAACAAACTACATCCTTGTAGTAGAAACAATAGAGCAATTAACATGATTTTACTCATTCAGTGTGCTTACCTCTTTTGAATCTTCTTCCATTTGTCTGAATACTTCTTGAGTACCGTTATTAAGTCTAGGTTCAATTAATCCAGGTCTAGCTAGTGCCAATCGTTGTAAATCATGTCTGCGGAATATACTTAAATATTCATCTTTTTCTGTTTGTAGTTGCTGATTAGCTGAAGTTAGGTTAGTCATTTGCTCTACTTGGCGCTGACTATTTTCTTCTAATGATCTGATCGTTTGTTCGTTTATTTCCGCTGCGGATTGCAAAGCTACATTTTGTGCTTGATACTGCCTAACATCAGATTGTAATTGAGTTATTTGTGTATTAAGCTGGTTAACAATAAACCAATGAGCAGCATATCCCGCTCCGGCAAGTAGTAATACTAAAGGTAAGATTTTTAAGTATGCAAACATAGTCTTCTATTTATCATAGAAGGCTTTTACCATGGTAGCTATATATTCAACTTCGCTATCTAAAAGTTCTGGATAAATAGGTAAACTTAAAACCGATCTAGACAGCATACAACTAGTGGACAAAAAGTCTAATGTTTTTTCACACAAAAACTTAGTTGCAGGCAGTTCGGAAAGAGTTTGTTCATAATGAACCTTAACTTCTATCTTGTGTTTGAGTAAATGATTTCTTAATAAATTTCTATCATCAAGCGCAATTACAAATTTCTGATCTGCATGTCTTGGAAACTTTTTACTTAAACACCTAATAGGCAAGTTTTTAAACTCATCTATATAATACTTTCTAATTTTTTGTCTACGTAGTTGCCATTGATTTATATACTGTGACCTTACTAAAACATGAGCACAATCTATTTCACTCATTTTGCTGTTGGTACCTGCTACAAAGATTTCTTGTGCAAAGTGCTTGCCGTTATCTTTATAAGATTTTGCAAACTTATACAACTCTTCATTGTTAGTTACGATTGCACCGCCGTTTCCTGAAGCAGGTAAGTTTTTTGTAGGATCAAAACTAATTGCCATACCTAATCCAACATTGCCGTCAGCTATCAACCAATGCTGCGCGCCATCTACTATGTCAGATGATGTTAACATATAAGGTGTAGGTGCACCATATAAACCTACATAACAGTTATACGAATTTATCATGTCTCTAGATTCAGGTATCATGATGCCATGGGAGTCTGTATCTGATATTTCTATATCGTAGTTTCTATCCATGTAGGTATGAGTATATGCGTTGTTGTTAACAAACGCATTCATTGTAGCTCTGTAGGTAAGATTAGGAACTCTGATACGCAACGGCACAGTTAGGTCAGCACTGTCATAACAAACATACTTTGCGATAATCTCTAATGCTTGCGTACCGCTGTGAACTACTACAGCATATTCACAGTTAGTTTTATCAGCAAGCCAGTTTTCTAACCTGGACGTATAACTACCATCTACTAAATTACCAGACTGTAATACATCATGAGTAGCTTCTAATAGTTCATGTTTTAGATTTAGATATTGTCTATCTAAACCAAAGTGCTTTAGCATTTTAGTTTTTCAGACCAATAAGGTGAGTTTATTATCCAGTTGTAGTAGATTTTAAATCCTTCTTCTACATCTGTTTTAGGATCAAAACCAAAGTCTCTTTTCGCAGCATCAATATTGAGCGAACCTCTAGAGGGAAAATCTTTGTCTTTATCTCTTACTTCTATACTACCTTTTCCTGCAATTTCTACAGCCAGTTCAGCAGCATACTTTAATGTTCTGCTATGACTTTTTGTAATATTGTAAGTTTTGTTGATAGCGTTTTCACTTAAAGCAGCAGCTACAATACCATTAGCAGCATCATCTACATAAGTAAAATCTAGTGTTTCGTTTGCGCCGTTTACTTTTAAAGTTTGTCCTCTTAATGCGGAAAGAATAAACTTTGATATTACACGATCTTCTACGTCTAATGGACCATATACAGCACTGGGTCTGATAATAGTATGTTCTATGCCACAGCTACGAGTATAATCTTTAACTAACCACTCACCAGCAAGCTTCATAATACCATACTGTCCTTGTGGTTTACAAATAGCATCTTCACAAACATCATTAGTAAAGTCGCCATATACCATTGAACTGCTGATGTAAACAAATCTTTTTACTTTATGTTTTTTAGCTAGTTCTAGTAAATTCAACAAGCCCTCGCTCATTGTTCTGCTACCAGCACGAGGATTTACATTTACAACTTTTTGTCTTGGAAAACTAGCTAAATGAATAATTATTTCTGGCTTATCATCGTTTATAAGTTCATCTATTGCATAGTAATCTGCAATATCCGCATTAAATATATTTCTGGTTTTAATTTTTTTAATTCTTTCTAACATCAAGTAACTTAGTTCATCGGCGGGTATCAAGCCATAAGTAGTTTTAGTATCTACAATAGTAATCTCATGACCCAAACTTTCAAGTTTGTTAACTACATTGTGACCAATTAGACCTAACCCGCCAGTGACTAAAATTCTCATTGAAGCAATGTCCATATTGTAGTATCAATGCCAGTGCTTTCTAAATGCGCTGCGTCAGTTAGTTTGGGATGAAAATTCAATCCAGTCATTTTTTCAATATTTTCAATAGTGGTTAGTGTAGCAGAAATATCTTGTGTTCTAATTGGTTCATTAGGGAATAAAAATGCTACTGCTGTATTAGAATTTGTATCTACTACAACTTTCCAAATATACTGAGGTACACCTAAACCATTACCAATAACTTCATAACCTGGTTGATAAACAGTGCCAACTGTTACATAAAGTGTTCTACCTTCTTTGGCCATGTTTCTAATTCTATCTTCTAAGATACGCCAAGCACCTCTGTTTTGATTTGGATTCTGCGGAACCATATTACTTAGATAAAAGCTTTGTGACATTTGTTCTTCGCTTGCTGTGTTATCAGCAGCGGCACTTAAATGTCCTCTGTCATATGGCTTGCCTGCGTAATCAGCTAAAGTAACATCATGTTCGGCGGGAATAGCAGGATCATCTCTAAAGTTATCTTTGCGTTTTGCTGTTCCTGTAATATCTTCAGGGTCTATACGATAAGTTACATACTCTGCGGTTTTAGTGTCAAACCTAAAATGAACAGCGTAGTTTAAGTGACAAACATACTGCGATTGAGTAATTGTTGATACAGGTGCACCTAATGGATGAGCATGATCAGGGCAATTATCATCAATAGGGTTAGCATAAATTGTTGTGCTTAAAAGTAAAGCTAATATTGTTGTTATTGTTCTCATTTAAATTTTAATCTCCAAAATGTTTCTATTTCTTCGTCTAAGAAAGCATGTAGTACCACTAAACTCTCAAGAGTACACGGATTGTCAAAGTGCATGATATCAACTGGTTTCTTACTATGCTGTACTATAAACACACCTTCTTCGCTCGTATCCAACCATGTTCTTATCGTATCTTTAACAAATGACGGGTGATATGGATCAACTAGTGTATCATATCTCATGGAAAATACTTCTACTTTTTTCATACTGCCATTGGTGCTTTAATAGCATCATGTGACTGATAGTTATTTAGTTTAATGTCATCCATTGTAAAATGATCAATATTTTTTATCGCAGGGTTAAGCCAAAGAGTAGGTTCAGGATATGCTTCTCTTGATAATTGTTCTTTAACTTGATCAAGATGATTTAGGTAAAGATGAGTATCACCAGTACTAATTACAAGTTCTTTAGCAGACAAACCGGTAACGTGAGCAATCATGTTGGTTAATAACGCATAGCTTGCGATATTAAAGGGAATTCCTAGAAAAACGTCACAACTGCGTTGGTACATGTGACAACTTAGTTGATTGTTGTTGCCAACATAAAATTGAAACATTACGTGACAGGGAGGCAAAGCCATTTTATTTAATTCAGCAACATTCCATGCGCTTACTATATGTCTGCGACCATATGGATCTTTTTTGATACCTTCAATAACTTGTTTGATTTGATCAATAAAAACAGGTTCTGATTGACACATGCTAGTAGTGTGCGTATCCCACTCTCGCCACTGAACACCGTATACTCTGCCTAAGTCACCGTCAAACTTTGCTTTAGACTTCCAGTAAGGTGACTCGGCATTACCAGTCCATATTGTTGATTTAGAAGAGTCGCGTGTGCCGTGTGTTATTTCGGAAAGTCTTCGTTCGTCACTTGACCCTTCTAAAAACCATAACAGTTCAGCTACACATGCTCGCCATGCTAGCTTTTTTGTAGTAATAGCAGGAAAGTTTTTAGTAAGATCAAATCTTAATTGTCTACCAAATACTGAAAGAGTTCCCACTCCTGTTCTGTCTAAACGTTCTTCACCGTTTTCTAAAATGTCTTTAAGTAAATCATGATATTGTTCCATCTTTACGCTCCCATATTTCATAACTATGATCTTTGTTATTTGTTATATGAACACGGT